ACTGCGCCATCAAACACTTTGGGGCAAGCGCAACCGGTTTTTAATCCTCAAGCTCAACAAAATGCTCAAGGAATCTTTGGAACGCAAAAAACTATGCAAAACTCCGTAGGAGCTCCACTTATGTTTGAAGATCAAACTGGAGATGGAAAAATTACACAAGCAGATGTTATAACAGCTAGAACAGAAGGATATAAAAAATAAACTATGAAAAACATTAAAACATTAGCTAATCAAAAGCTACAAGGACAAGTAGGTGAAAACGCTGTTTGGGATGGACCATTAAGCAAGGAAGGTTTTCCAATGGGCGTAGGCTCAAGCTCAGGTATTACAGGTATGCAAGTATCTAAATATCCAACTCCATATAAAGCTGGACCAATTACTCAATTAGCAAAAGCATACAGATAATGGGACACAAAGGACATTACGGAGAATACAGCGGAAACGCAAAATGGTCAAGGGTAACCTCATCTAATATGGGAGCTACTAAACGAGATGACGAAGCACATATGCAATATCTTAAAGAGGATGTTGACTATGACAACAAGCATGGTCATAGCGATGAAAAAATGACAGCTGATGAAAAGCATATTTCAAGATTAGCTGGTGATTTAAAGTACGACGAAAAAAAACACTAACTAACTAAAAATAATAAAATGGCTTACGGAACACCAATGCAAAACCAAAATAAAGGTTATGCAGCACAAGAAAGAAAAAATTTACTAGAAGACATGCCAATCGACAAGCGCGCTAGCGGAGGATCATGGATGTCAAAACACGTCTCAAGTCCATTAGCTATGGGTAAAGAATCGCCTATGATGATGCAAGGTGAAAAAGATAAAGACGACGAAAGCATTGCCGGAAGACTTGGTAAAAAAGGATCAGATATTTCAAATAAAGATCGTAGAGATGAATCTTTAGGAGATTACGGAACAAGAACAAGATAAAACAGAGAGGACTGTACAAACCTCAGCCAAACATAACATTAACTTAAACAAAACAAAACAAAATGGCAAAATTTTTAAAAGTACCTTTGACAGGTGTAGCAAACACACCTTACCAATTAGTAGGAATTGATTCAGTAGTAACAATTGAACCAGGAGATGCTGCAGGAGCAAATCTTACAACTGCAGTTACTATTCAAACTGGAAAACCAGCAGGAGCTGCTACAATTACTTTCACGGCTGACGCTGCGGCGGTGACAGCAGGAGACTTACTCAAAGCGTTTAACGATGCATTAGTTGCAAATCCCGGTGGAATTGTTTCAACAGTAACTGGACCAGTAACAGTGGCTCAAGTGTTAGACTCAACTGATGGAAGACAATTAATCGATACTGCACAAGTAAACGCATTGTTTACAGTAGTTGCTATAGCGTAATTAAAACAAATTAACCTTGCGGGCTTAAAAACTCGCAAGGTTTTTTTTAAATTAAAACTTATGCATAATAAATAAAAATTTAAAATGAGCATAACAGATATTAAGATATATGCCATGAACGCTGGTGCATTAGGTGTTACTACTTTTACACGAATTGAGGATGGCTTAAAAATATTTCTTTTACTAGTGACTATAGGTTATACTATATCTAAGTGGTTAGAGTTAAAAAAGAAAAAAAATGAAAAAGGGTAGATTAAAAGATATAGTTTCTGAATTACAAGGAGCTTCTAAAATGCATTTGCAGCAGTCCAAGGACATCGAGAAGCATATAGAAGAGATGAATAGTCCAGCCCAAATGAGAAAGACTACCAAAGGGAAAGGTAGAACTTTTTTAAGTACGGATGAAGGCGCTGGTATGACAAAAAAAGGAGTTTCAGACTATAAAAAAGAAAACCCAGGTAGTAAGCTACAAACAGCTGTAACGGGTGATGTTGAGCCTGGTAGTAAAGCAGCTAAAAGAAGAAAATCATTTTGTGCTAGATCAAAAGGTTGGACCGGAGAAAGAGGTAAAGCTGCTAGAAAAAGATGGAAATGTTAAAACAAATATAAAAAATAAATTATGAAATCAATCGTAAACAATACAAGCTCACCTTTTAAGTTAACATTCCAATCTTCACGTGGAGCACAGGGTGGTGCTTACGAGAACGTGCCAACAACTGCTACTTACGGAAGTAATGAAGCTACTGTAGAGGCTATTGCTGGTATTGGAAAAGTTGCTGGATCGTTAATCAAAGCGGAAAGAGCTAATGAAGAAGCAGATAAGATTGACACAAAAGCCAAAATAAACAAAATCACAAAAAAAACAGAAGATAAAAAGCCAACAGACGTCGAGGTAAAGTCTGGTGAAGATTTTAGTAAAGCTATATCTGACCAAATAGGTGGCTCGATATCTGATAAAAGTAAAAAAGCTAGAGGATTATCTGATATAGATTTTAGTCAATTTATGAGAAAATAAACATGGCTTTCAAACTAAATAACCCACCTTTCCACATGGACAACACTCCAATATATCGAGTAGATATGGAAGATGGTGTTATGGGAAAAGCTAATAATAATGGTTCTATAACCATAAATAAAAATTTACATCCAGATCAAGTAGAAGATGTAGTTGCTCACGAAAAAATTCATTTAGATCAAATGGATAGAGGCGACTTAGATTACGACGATGAAAACGTATACTGGAAAGGTAAAAAGTATTCACGAGCTGATATGCAAGAAGGTGCTAAAAACCTACCTTGGGAAGCTGAGGCATATAAAAGATCATAATGAAGACATCTAAGACAGGTTATTTAAAAAACAGTCCTGATGTTAACAAGTCTCAAAATATTATACTAGGAGGCGATATAACAATGAAAGGAGTCGAGTTTAAAGTATTAGGTACTGATAACCGAGGATATACAAAAATAATGTACCCAGGATATGATTATAAATTTCCTGGTGCGAAACACGTAATAGAAACACTAATTAAAAAATAAAAATCATGAGTTCACCATTTCAAAAACAATTCAGCGCTAAGACGCCAATACACATGGGAGGATCTGGAAAAAGTCCACTCTATCAAGACAAAAGAAGCAATATTCAGCCAAATAGAGCAAATGTTGAGTTAGATAAAACCACTAGACTTACTCGGGATGCACAGGTTTTAAAAGAACGTGAATCAGGTGAAGTTGTTATTGGGGGTGGTTATGATTCTGAGGGCAAATTTATACCTAGAACAGCTAGTCAAAAAGCTTCAGCTACGAGAGAGCAACTAGCAACTAGAAAAGCTAGAGCCGAGGCAGATACACGATCTGGTGCTGAGAAAAAAGCAGAACTATTAGCTAAAAGAGAAGCTAAGAAAGCGGCTGATTTAAGGTCTAATAAATAAACATTAGTAATTACATGTAATTATAATATTATAACAATTAAATTTAATATTATGAAAAAATTACTTATTACATTAGCTTTATTTTTTACAGTACTAACTTCTAAAGCTCAAGAAGCGTTTGAGGGTGTTTGGGCGATGGAAGGTTCGTCATATAAAACTGTTATGTTAGCTAGTAAATATGCTGTAGTTAAAATTATTAATTATAGCTTTGAAGAAGACTCTACACTAAACGAAATTATATTAACTCAAACAGGTACTACAATGACTACCTCAATATATAACCCTATAAACGGTTACACTATTGGAATGTCTTATACTGTTATAGATGAAGACACTTTACAGTGTGTTTTCACAGGAGACGCAGAAGACACTGTATTAATGAAAAGAGAATAAATGAAAAGAATAATTCAATGGCTATCAGGTGGCGTTATCAAAGAGATTGGTAACGTCATCGACAAGCTTACTACAACCGACGAAGAGAGGTTAGAAGTAAAGAAACAAATACAGCAGATATTAGAAGACGCAGATACTAAAGCTCAATTAGAGGTTAGCAAGCGTTGGGAGGCGGATATGAAGTCTGATAGTTTTTTAAGTAAAAACATTAGACCAATGATCTTAATATATCTGACTGTAATTTTTACGTCTTTAGCTTTCTTTGATGGTAACATCGGTGAGTTTGGATTAGCTAAAGAATACATACCAATATTTCAAACATTATTAGTAACCGTATACGGAGCTTACTTTGTAGGTCGTACTTGGGAAAAAGCAAAGTCAATAACAAACAATAAATAAAAAAATGGGACAATCATTAATAACAACCGGAACTTACGGCAAAGCTTTAATAATTCCAGGCAATGGAGTAGCTATCGGCGATATAGATCCACGATCTGCTTGGGAGTTTGAAAACCAATCTGGAACTTTAGGTAATAATTACACGGGAGCACAAATATACGTTGGAACCAATAATGTAGACATAGACTGTATACTAGAAGGTGCTGTGGGACCACAAGACACAGTTGATGGTTTAAATTTACAACCTACATTTACAGGAGCTAATCCTTATTATCCAGGGTTTGCAGCAGGATCAGGCTATACAGCGGGACTGGGCGTGCCAACAAAAGCTGTTAGCTTAGTACATAAATCACCAGCTAATCAACCTAGCGAATTAACAGTAGATATTACAGTACCTGTGCCAACAACAAACGCATTAACTCCAGGAACAGGTTATGCTGCGGGAGCTTTTACAGTAACAGGAGGTAGTGGTTCAGGTTTAAGCGGAACTATAGATAGTGTAAATGCTGGTGAAATTACAGGATTTACAATTACAAATGGAGGAATTAATTACGAAGCAGGAGATGTATTAACCATAGTAGACGGAACTGGAACTGGTGCAACTATAACTTTAGCAACTGCGCCTAATGGAGCTGTAACAAATGTAACGATAAATAAAACAGGTACTAATTACTCTGTAGGAGATATTATAACAGTAGATCAAGCCGGAAGCGGATTAGATTGCAAATTTGCAATTGCTTCTGTTAAAAGCTTATTGCCGGGTGTCGAGCAAGTTGTTAAGTTTAAAGATCTTCAAAAAGGATCATTCTTACCAGTAGCAGTTAGCTATATTATAGACTCAGGAGACGCAACATTTTTAGTAGCATTAAAATAAAAACAAAACAAGTAACTATATAGTTATAAACAATTAAATTAAATCAAATGGCACACATTACAGACGAGCAATTAAAAAGTATTAGCAAAGGTCAAAAAGAATTAATGACCTTAGTTAATCAAATAGGTGTTTTAGAAACACAAAAACACGGTTTACTACACCAAGTAGCAGATGCTAATAAAGTTGTAGAAGATTTAAAAGCTGAACTCGAAAAAGAGTACGGAGCTATTGATATCGATCTAACGACTGGAGAATACACTGAAGTAGAAAAAGATTCTAAACTTACAAAAGCTTAGGATGTCATCTATTGTAAGAAAAATAAGTATTGGTTCTGATTACAAGAATGATGCAATGCATTATTCAGTAGGTCAACAAGTTTATGGTGGTCACGAGATCTCACATATACTTCTTGACGAAGAAGATAGTTCTTACAATATTCACATTAAGAAAAACAACGAGGTAATGCCATGGAAGAAGTTTAATTCTCACATGGCAATATCTGTTGAATATGACTTAGAGTATTGAAAGGATTGTACGATTTTATCGTAGAACCATTAGGTGAAAAATATAGTAACACAGTTAAGATAGGTGATAAAGAGTTAGTTTTAAATACAAAGATTGAAGATTTCAAGTTTGTAAATAGATTAGCTATAGTAGTAGAAACACCGAAAGCTGTAAATACTGGTATTGATATTGGTGATATAATTGTTATACACCAAAACGTGTTTAGAGTATTCTATGACATGAAGGGAGAAAAAAAGAAAAGTAGATCTTGGTTCAAAGATGATTTGCATTTTTGTGCTATAGATCAAATCTATTTATATAATAAAGGTGGTGATTGGAAAGCTTTTGGAAACAGATGTTTTATTTCACCTATAAAAGATACAGAGTCTTTAACGCTAGATAAAGAGAAGAGCCTTGTTGGTATATTAAAGTATGACAATAGCTCTTTAAATGCGCTAGGAATTAACTCAGGAGATCTAGTTGGCTATACGCCGAATGGGGAATGGGAATTTTTAGTTGACGGAAAGCGATTATACTGTATGAAATCTAATGATATCGTAATTAAATATGAACACCAAGGAAACGAAGTTGAATATAATCCAAGCTGGGCAAGTAGCAGTTCAGGAGTTAATCAAAGTAGCTAAGGAAGCTATTGTTGATTCAGGAGACGATATAACAGCGGATAGATTAAAAAACGCTGCAGCTACAAAGAAGCTAGCTATATTCGATGCTTTTGAAATACTAAATAGAATAGAAGCTGAAGAGAATATGTTAAATGAAAAACCAGTGGAGGCTAAGGAAGAGAAATCTTTTAAAGGCTTTGCAGAAGGGAGATCTAAATAATGTACGACCAGACTTTATATAAAGTATTAAAAGACCACGTTAAACCTAAAGTTCTTAAAAGAACTAATAGGTATAAGAAGTGGGAATACGGTTACAACGAAGAGCACGATATGGTGGTCATAAGCAAAACTGGTGAAATCGGTGATGTTTATGAAATACAAGATCTAAAAATAGCTTTACCAAAAACTGAAAACGTGTATACGTTTGAAAACGACAAATGGGAGTATACCGAATATCCTAAAGAGTTGAATAAGATTAAATCGGTATTTGACTGGGAGGAATATCCCGTGGACTTTAAAGAGGAATGGTATGATTACATCGATGAAGAGTTTAATAGAAGAGAACAAGGCTTTTGGTTCTATAATAAAGGTTTGGCTACTTACATTACTGGTACTAACTATATGTACTTGCAGTGGAGCAAGATTGACGTTGGGCAACCAGACTTTAGGGAATCAAACAGATTATTCTACATATTCTGGGAAGCTTGTAAAGCCGATAAGCGTTCATACGGGATGTGCTACCTTAAAAATAGAAGATCCGGTTTTTCGTTCATGGCAAGCGGGGAGACAGTTAACCAAGCAACAATATCAACAGATGCTCGTTTTGGTATACTCTCGAAATCTGGACCCGATGCAAAGAAGATGTTTACTGACAAAGTTGTCCCAATATCAGTCAACTATCCATTCTTCTTTAAACCAATACAAGATGGTATGGACAGGCCAAAGACAGAACTGGCGTACAGAGTCCCAGCATCAAAATTCACAAGGAGAAAACTCGATTCCAACGAGAAGCTCCAAGAGATCACAGGTCTCGACACGACGATCGACTGGAAGAATACAGGTGATAACTCCTATGACGGGGAAAAATTAAAACTACTAGTACACGATGAAAGTGGAAAGTGGGAAAGACCTACAAACATATTAAACAACTGGAGGGTAACTCGAACTTGTTTAAGATTAGGTTCAAGAATCATAGGTAAGTGTATGATGGGATCAACATCTAACGCTTTAGACAAAGGAGGAGGTAACTTTAAAAAACTTTACAATGATTCAGACGTTACACAAAGAAATGCCAATGGACAGACTCGCTCAGGACTCTATTCTTTGTTCATACCTATGGAATGGAACTACGAAGGCTACATTGATTCTTATGGCTTTCCTGTATTCAACACACCAAAAAAAGAAATAGTAGGTCCTTTTGGGGACCCAATAACTCAAGGTGTAATAGATTATTGGAATAATGAAGTTGATGGTTTAAAAAGTGATGCTGACGGTTTAAATGAATTCTATAGACAGTTCCCGCGTACAACAAAGCACGCGTTTAGAGATGAGTCTAAAGAATCTTTATTTAATTTAACAAAGATATACGAGCAAATAGATTTCAATGAAGATCTTAAAAACTCAATATCAGTTACACAAGGAAGCTTTCAATGGGAGAACGGTATGAAAGATACAAAGGTTGTATTTGTACCAAATAAAAGTGGTAGATTCAGAGTTTCTTGGATTCCACCTTTAAATCTCCAAAATCGTGTAATAATAAAAGGTGGTTTGAAATATCCAGGCAACGAACACTGTGGAGCCTTTGGATGTGATAGTTACGATATATCAGGTACAGTTGATAAAAGAGGTTCTAATGGATCTCTGCATGGGTTAACTAAGTTTTCAATGGAAGATGTTCCACCTAATATGTTTTTTTTAGAATATATTGCTAGACCTCAAACCGCTGAGATATTTTTTGAAGATGTTCTTATGGCTTGTGTTTTTTACGGAATGCCAATACTAGCAGAGAATAATAAGCCTAGACTGTTATACCATTTTAAAAGAAGAGGTTATAGAAACTTCTCTATAAATAGACCAGATAAAAAGTATAATAAATTATCAGTAACAGAAAAAGAGTTAGGTGGAATACCAAACTCTAGTGAA